TCAAGGTTGAAAAATTGGAAGTGGGTGAGTATTTTGGGTTTGAAATAGACGGGAACCGTCGATTCGTTCTTGGTGATTTCACCGTGACTCACAACACGACCGTCTCCTTGGCTTTGGCGGCACACCTGAAAGTTCGAACGCTTATCGTGGTTCACAAGGAGTTCCTGGCGAACCAGTGGCGTGACCGTATACAAGAGTTTTGTCCGGGTGCAACCATAGGCCGTATTCAACAGGGAATCTTGGATACGGACAAGGACTTTGTTATTGCTATGATTCAGACCCTGTGTAGTCGTGGAGAAGATATGATACCTTCAAAAACCTTTGATCAATTTGGACTCTTAATTGTGGATGAGGCACACCATATAGGTGCTTCGGCTTTCTCACAGGCTATGTTCCGGTTCTGCCCCAAGTACACGCTGGGCCTGACGGCGACACCGGACCGAAAGGACGGTCTGACTCGTATCTTGTATTGGTTTCTTGGACCTGAGTTTTTCAGGGTCCAAAGGACGGGTCAGAAGACTACAAGGGTCGAGTGTGTTCAATTTAAAAGTGAAATGTTCAAAGAGTCTCCACCCGTGACTCGGTTCGGAAAGATTAACATGGCCGAGATGATCAATATAGTTACGGAAATACCTGAACGGAACAAAGTCATATGTTCTTTGGTTCGAGAGGCGCTCAAAGGGACCAGACGGGTTCTGATCTTGTCTGATCGCCGGGCCCATTGTCACTATTTTCATCAGGAATTCGGTCCTGAACTCTCAGGCTTGTATTATGGCGGTCTCGGTGAAGCTGACCTTGCAGAGTCTTCCAAAAAGAGGGTCGTAGTAGGGACCTTTTCCATGGCCCAGGAAGGTCTGGACATTCCCGTGTTGGACACCGTTATCCTCGCGAGCCCAAAGTCTGATATCGTACAGGCCATCGGTCGAATCATGCGTGAGACCCCGGGTAAACAGAACGATCCCTTGATTTACGATATCGTAGACCATTGGTCCGTGTTTCATGCCATGGCACGTAAACGGGCAAACGTGTATCGAGCAGCCGGCTTCGAGTCCAAGTCCGAAGGAACTGGGGTCCCCGAACCCGAAAAAGGCGTTGAAATTATAGGAAAAAATAAATGTCTATTCATCTGAGATGGAAGCCCCCGTACTATTTTTAAGATCAAATTCAAACCTCCTTTCCATTCAGCAGTTCTCAAACGTTTTCACGCCTGCCGAATGTAATGCTATTGCCAAGTACAAGTTTCCTATGGAAAAGGGGTCAGTTCACACGAATATAAATGCCGATGTGCGACGGAGTGAAATATCATGGATTCCTAGAAACGAATACTTTTGGCCTTTATATGAAAGGATACTCAACATTGTGGGTGCCGTAAACGAAAATATATACAAGTTTGACATTGCAGCACTCGATGAAAGAATACAATTTACGCAATATAATGAAAAGAACTCGGGATGGTACAATTGGCACTTTGATATAGGTCCAGCGTATCGCCCATCGACACGAAAAATAAGTATATCAGTTCAGTTGTCTGACCCGACGGAGTATGAAGGTGGGAACCTCGAGTTTTCACTTGATAACGACCACGTATTCACCGCTTCGAGAGACCAGGGGACAGTTATATGTTTTCCGAGTTTCATGCGTCATCGTGTAACCCCTGTAACCAAAGGGACGCGCAGAAGCCTCGTGACATGGGTATCAGGACCATCGTTCAGATAATTTTGTATGTTAAATTCAAATGATACTCGCTCCAGGAGCCATCACCATCCAAGCGATTGATAAGCAGATCAAAATCAATAGTGCCATTGAAAAGGACATTATTGATGTTGCGAATGCCAAGCCGTGCCCGTGTCCAGGGGCGGTGCCGTATGCCCCTGTGTACTTGTCAAGTGTGGATAAGTAAAGAGACCGAGTCGGGCGCTATGCGCCCGGGTCGTGATCCCGAAGGGCCCCGAGAGTCCTCTCTTTAGAAGAGAGTTCCTACGGAACTCGTTTACTTCCTAAGAGAGTCCATAATCCCCATCAAAATAACCCCACCAATAAAGAACATTACAACGTAATTACACTCTGTGTTATCCGAAGATACTGGACCTGCTGGAAGTTGAGGCGGAACGTATGGTTTTGGCCTGGACGACCATGTATCTTCGAATGGCGCATATGATAATGCCATTGACCTATTTTAGGTTGAGAAAAAAACCAAGTCCCGCAGGGACTTGTGAGCCACGCAGTTGAGCCCTGGCCTCCCTCTAAAGTTTCAGAAGGCTTCGCTGGACTCTGGAAAGGAGTCCCTTCGGGACTCTTTCTAGAGGGACACTTCCTTCTTCCCCTTGCCCTTGGGTCCACGCTTCTTCGAGCCGCCGACCTGAACCTCACGGGTATCTGGGTCGCCTTCATCGACAGACACGATATCAGACACGGAGTCCGTCTCTTGTGCCCGTGGTGGCCGAGTCATCATCGCTGGAGGAGGGCCCATCATATTCATCAGGGACCCAAAGTCCATACCGGGTCCACGCATCTCACGAGGACCCGAGGGAGGGCTGGGGAAGGCAGTCATCGGAGATGTCTGACCCTGGCCCTGCTGAGTCCGCTGAACAGCGTCCATCATGTTCTGCATGAGCCCAGGGTTCTGCTGCATAACCTGAGTCACGTTTGGTACAGCCGCCTTGAACATACTGTTGGTCAGGTGGAACATCATCGCAGACCCGCCAACCATCATAATAAGCTTCACCTCAGGAGCCACCTGGACCTTCGTCTTGTACTTGTTATAGAGCTCCTCAAAGACACCATCATAATCATCGACATTCTCCATCATATTCTGAGACCACCCGTTTAGCTCGAGGTCAAAAGGGTCGAACTTGTCATTCAGGAACTCGAGGCCCGTCACGCAGGCAATGAGCATACGGCGCTGGAACTTGATGGACCGGTCGACCTCGATACCATACATCATACGCTTGTACTCCGTGCGAATCTCCTCAACGTCCGAGTAAATGGTCATACGGGCGCTCGTCGCAATACCCTTCTTGGACAAACGGCTAATCTTGTTCAGGAGGTCCGCCTTTTCATCCTCGATCGTCTTGTACCCCTCAGAAGGCACCTGAGCACCGCCCCCAGGCTGGAACTCGCCACCCTCCTCCTGTCCGAAGCCGTCGGCTTCGTCCCCGTCCTCACCCCCGTCAAACTCCTCTGGAGGTGGAGGTGGGGGTGCAGTACGCTTTCCCGGGTTCATGAACATGTCCAGGCCATCATCCATTGGAGGCGCCGGGTGAACAGGCCCTGGAGCACGCTTCGCAAAGGGGCTCGGCCGGGACGGCTTGGGCTTCAGGGCAACAGTCTTCTTTTCGGGTGCCTGAATTGTAATTTCGTCCAGCATACGCGCCTCGTCGTCATTCATATTCATCGTCTGTCCCGAACCAGTGTCAAACGAAAACTCCATCTCTCTAGAAGATTTAAAGAAAAGTGATTGTTCGCTTTAACGCAACCTCGCCTTGACCGAGCCTGAAAAAAATATCAGTAAAAATCAAATGGCGTTCAAGTTTGGAAAGATGTTGGTCCACGCGGTGATCATTGGCCTGCTTCTGGCGATCCTCGTCATGCTGGTTCAGGGCCGTGGTTCAGTCAGCATGTACGAGCCCGCGAACATTGTGACCGTTGCTGGTCCCAACGCCATGGCGGACCCCAAGAGCATATTTGACCTGAAGGTTGGTCTGGACTGTGTTGCCGGTCCCTCCGAGACCTCTGCATACTACTCCCAGGGCCTGACCCCAGGTGGCCTGTGTGATTCCGGGCAGTACGTCAAGGATCAGCAGCGTGACTATGCCATCGCGAACGGCATTGGCGGGTCCCTGCTCGAGGACAAGGATGGTGCTTACATGGGCTGAGGCTCCCACCAAAAAACTCTGGTAAATAATAATGAATCAGGAGTGTGAGCGTTATGAGACGTATACACTCAAAGTGGATTCAGTTTTCGCCCCTGCCAACAATTCATTCATTGGATACATCAATATTCCTCTGAGAAATGTTGTCAAGGCTGAAGTCCTCTCTGCGAGCATATCTGCAAACACGACATCCGCGAGTTCCAACGTTGGGTACCTGTACGCCATGGAACTCGACTCCAAGTTTAACGATCGCATGGATGTCCAGACGACCATAACTTCATTCAACAGCAACACGAGCGCTACACCCCAGACGTCCAATATTGGTCCAAACTTAACTGGAACCTTTTCGAACCTCAATCAGATGCGCACATCCCTTGTGGCCATTCCTCTCGACCAAATCACCAAGAGGACTGTTTTCACTCTCAGCTCATATTTCCCAACGGACATTGAGTTTATCGAGCCTATTCGACAGATTCAGCAGCTTACAATTTCCCTCTATAATGAGACGGGTGGACTTTTGACCGTCAGTGGGCCGACGTTTTTGACGATCCGTCTCACGTGTTCCAAGCCCAATAGGTGTTTGTACTGAGACCAGTTGTGTAACAACTGAGATCCGACACGAGCGCTAACGCGCTCGTAATTAAGTTCTGCGAAGGAGGGCTCCTGTGGAGCCCGACGGTAAACAATTTGTTTACCTCTACTAGCTATGGAATACATAGTATATGTCGATTCCAATAACCGAAACGCAAATTTGTTCCAAAATTCAAACTCATATACTCTGTATCTGACGGAACCCATAAAGAACATCACGAAAGTAGAGGTTCTTTCGGCCATGTTGCCAAACGTCTTTTCGTCTCAGTATATTACTTTGGATATTCAAGAGCTTCGGACGCCCCGGAACCTCATCGCATCGGCCCTCACGGTGGCTGATACCTACGCGACAAACAAAGACAACACGTCGGCTATTCACAATTTGCTCGTCCCAAATTCGAATGCGTATTACGGGTCATTCGCGACCATTCCCGTCAAGTGCTCGGGAGGGGCCGCCGCAGTCTATTCAAACTTGGCTACGTATACAAATACAAATGTCGCAGTAAATCTCGAAATGTACAACTCAAATTACCGCGTGTACCAAGAGTATCCCTCTCGTATCGAAAAACTCGACCGTCTGACCATCACATGGCGTCAGCCAAACAATGGTGACATATTTATAGACAAAAATTTCAGTCCCCCAATAGATCTCGGTCGGACCATGTTTCTTTTGCGTTTCGAAACGGTTCAGGTCCCTGAAGAGCCTGACCGACCTGATAGCCTCCCACCACCCGTTCCATGGGACTCGGGTGAAAAGACCAAAATGTACGTTATATTTGCAATTGCTCTTCTTGGTCTTTTTCTTGTTATCTTTGCCCGAAAGTAAATATTAACCTTTACTAGAGATGTGCGATAGCATCGCCAATGGAGGGCCTGTGGCCTCGGCAGGCCAGTCCTGTCCTCCAGCAAACGTGATTATCGCCTCAAATGTCCTGAACACAAACGGGAACGTCATAGCTGGAAATATCTTCAGTCAAGACGGAACCTTTACAGGAAACTTGTACGTTTCAGGGTCCATCATCAGTAACATCAGTTACACGACTCTGAACGTGTCCGGTACAGTCAACGCGGGCTCGGTCGTTGCCGGGTCATACTTTGGACCTGGCTCCGGACTTTCAAACATAAATGCCGCAAACCTCTTTGGAACGGCAAACCTTACAAACCTCTTTGTGACCAATCTGTCTTTTACAAACTCAATTTTAGATACAAATTTGCCCATCCTGAACGCGGCCCAGGGGACATGGGGGTCGAGTGCAAACGTGTCCCAAGTGACTATTGACCAGTACGGCCGTGTTTCAAACGCCGCGAATGTCGCCATCACATCGTCTCAGTGGACAAGCAACGCGGGAAACGTCGCATACGGGAACGGCGTCTCCATAGGCACTTTTGTAAACCCCCCGCCCGGGTCCAATTTGTACGTTCTTGGAACTGCAAATATAGACACTCTGAACGTGACGACTCTTTTTGCAAATACGGTCGGGTCTCAGACCCTGAACGTTCTGGGTACATCAAACCTGAATATCGTCATTGGCCAAGCGTACTTTGGAAACGGGGCGGGTCTTTCGAACCTGAATGCGTCGAACCTCGCATCTGGAATCATCAACAGTGCGCTCGTTTACGGAAATACTCTGTCAAATATCCAATTGGCGAACGTCTCGGGGTTTTATCCAAACACTTTTTCAAACCTGAACGCCTCGAACCTTTCGTTTGGGACTGTGAGTAGCACGCTCATCATGGGAAATACCCTTTCGAATCTGAACGCCTCGAACCTGACTCTTGGTATCGTCTCGAGCTCTCTGATCCTCGGGAACACACTGTCCAACATAAACGGCTCGAACGTCTCGACCGTCCCGACGGCTCTGAGTGTGGTTGTGGCTGCCCAACCGAACATCACGTCCGTCGGAAACTTGACGTCTCTGAACGTGGCTGGTATTTTCCAGGCTCAACTTTTGACGGGGAACGCCTCGGGGCTCTCAAACATAAACGGGTCGAACGTCTCGACGGTTCCGACGGCCCAATTTGTTATCCAAGCGGCCCAGCCGAACATCACATCTGTCGGTTCACTTACAGGTCTTTATGTTATTGGGACTGTATATGCGGGAACGTTTTCAGGATCCGGGTCGGGTCTCACGGGCGTACCAGCCTCGGCCATCACGGGAACGGTCGCAACGGCCCAATCCGTTGTTCAAGCGTCTCAACCAAACATAACGAGCGTCGGAACGCTCACGAGTTTGAGCGTTACAGGAAGTGCGAGTGTATCTGGAAATGTCACAGCCGGAACCTTCTATGGGTCCGGCGCCGGACTCGCGAATTTGCCGGCATCCAACGTATCTGGAAATGTCCAAAACGCAATTGTGGCCCAGGTTGTTTCTCAGCCGGCCCAACCAAACATTACGAGTCTCGGGACCTTGTCAAATTTAACAGTCACGGGGTCGACCACGTCGGGAACGTTTATAGGAGACGGGTACGGTCTGACAGGTATTCAGGGGTCGAGCGTCACAGGGCCGGTTTCTCAAGCACATCTCGCCATAGATGCTGCTCAGCCATACATCACGTCCCTGGGAACTCTGACGGGTCTCTCAGTTGTTGGGACTGCATCCATCAGCGACGGGTCCGGAATTCTGAACATAAGTACGAATCACCTTACTGGAATTCTCCCCTTGACCCTGTTTCCAACGAGCGGGGTCACTGCGGGAACGTACGGGTCTTCTGCAAACGTGTCTCAAGTTGCCGTAGACCAATACGGAAGGGTCACGTCCGCGTCAAATATCGCCATCACGTCGTCCCAGTGGGTCGGTACGCCTCCGGGTCCAATTTATTACCAATATTTCACTGGAATTGGGTCAACCGCCACACCTACATCGACCCTCCAAGTCACGGGGAATATATACGCCTCCAACGCAATCACAACACCGAGCGTCTATTTTACAAACACAATTCAGGCTACAAACCTTCCAAACTCTGGGGTCAGTTCCGGAAGTTACGGGTCCCCTTCGAACATGGTCCAACTGACTATAGATCAGTACGGAAGAATCACGTCTGCGACAACCACACCGACCCAATGGACCTTTGTTCAATCGAACGTGGCCTATGCGAACGGCGTATCCATAGGAACCATCAGTAGTCCACCCACAGGTTCGAACCTCTATGTTTTAGGTACGGCAAACGTCTCGACGCTCTTAGCCGCCTCAGTCAATGCGTCCGTCCTCAATGTAATTTCAGTTTCAAATTTGTCGACTCTGAATGTCAGTACCCTGAACGTCATAACAATTTCAAACTTGGCAAGTCTCACGACAAACCTCATAGCTTCCGTGGCTAATGTGGGTACCCTAAACGTTCTGACAATTTCAAACTTGGCAAGTCTGACCACAAACCTCATAGCCTCGAGTGTTCAGACCACTCTGGCCAACGTCACGACCCTAAACGTTCTAACAATTGCGAATCTGTCTTCCCTGACAACAAACCTCATAGCCTCGAGTGTTCAGACCACTCTGGCCAATGTAGGTACCCTAAACGTCCTCTCGGTTTCCAATCTGTCCTCACTGACTACAAACCTCTTTGCGACCACGGCGAACATAAGTACCCTCAACGTCCTTACAGTTTCAAACCTGGCGAGTCTAACAACCAATCTAGTGGCTACGTCTGCGAATGTAGGTACCCTCAACGTCCTTACAGTTTCAAACCTGGCGAGTCTGACTACAAACCTCGTGGCCGCAAGTGTTCAGACCACTCTGGCCAACGTGGGGACCCTGAACGTCCTCTCAATTTCAAACTTGAATTCACTTACTACAAATCTCTTTGCGACCACGGCAAATGTAGGTACTCTGAACGTCCTGACGGTTGCTAATCTAGCAACCCTGACCACAAACCTCATAGCCGCAAGTGTTCAGACCACCCTGGCCAACGTGGGGACCCTGAACGTCGTACAGATTTCCAATCTGTCCTCCCTCACAACAAACCTCTTTGCGACCACGGCCAATGTCGGAACCCT